TTATGGAACCTAAGCATAAGTCTTGGGAAAAGCTTTTAGCATCGTATGAGCTAAAGATGGATATTCCAGGACTTGATAAGGATGAGATTATTCATGTGTCTCGTATGTATCCTTTGGTTAGGCAGATTTTATCGTCTGTGGCATTTCATTATCCTGAAGTGTTTGTTAATGCTAAGCCTAACGCAGAACGTATGGCAGGTGAGTTAGACGCTATATCGTTGATTATGGAACGAGCTGGTAATGTTGGCTTGGACCTTATGAATGCTAAAGCTGAGATACATCAGGCCATGTTTGATGCGTTGTTTTGTGGTGTAGGATGGGTCAAGATGGGGTATAATCCATCTGGCGATGACTCTATGCCTCCCTATGTCACAAATGACGCATTCAAAGATGACTTTCCATGTGTAATGCGTGTCAGACCTTTTAATGTGTTTGTAGATCCTAAGTGTCCTCCTCAGAACTTAGGTTACGCTGAGTATATAATTGAACGTATCGAAGTTCCGTATGATATAGTTAAAAATGATGACAGGTATAAGATTCCCAAGGATTTTATGGGATCGTCAGATACGCCTAATTCTTCGGATTCATTACTACTAAATTATGGTGACGAGTATGATGCCGATGATAGTGATGAGAATATACAAGGAGCAAAAGCTGAGCGTGATATAGTAGTATTATACGAGATCCATGATAGGCTCAATCGTAGACTTATTACATTCTTAGACGGTCACGAAAAAGAGATACATTCCGAGACTCACCCTTTTATTAAGACTAAAGCTATGTACCAGGGTGAGAATCTTATAGGACTTGAAGAAGCTCCTGGGTTTATCATGTCTAAGGGCTTTCAGTATATTCCTGTTAAGTTTGATACTGTGGAGAGTTCGTATTTCCCAGAGCCTCCTATGAAATACGTTGAGGATCTACAGAATATTATTGTAGAGTCACTAAGTAGACGTGTGGATATTCTACGTAGGTTCCCGCGTGTTGTATGGGCTAATGAAACTGAAATCCAGCGTAATGCTAATCTTGTAGATAACGTACGCGATGCTAAAGACGGTGATGTTATTGGGTTACATGACATCAGTAGTATTCGAGAAGCTAATTGGGGTCAGGTTCCTAATGATCAGTTAGGTATCGAAGGTGATGCACGTAACTACGAAGAACAGAGTCTACATGTAAGTGATCTCGCAGGTGGCTCAGAAGGTCGTAAGACTGCTACAGAAAGCGCACTAATAGCATCTCAGGGATCGTTGAACCGTCAGTGGATGCAGTCTAAAGTAGCAGATGTATATACTACTATTGTTGGTAACATGTTTAGGATGTTCCAAGATGTAAGGTATATACCGAATAGCTTTATGCTTAATGTAGCTAAGGATGCTGCGGGCATGGAGTATCGAGTACTTACGAGTCAGGATTTTAACTTTGACTTTATCTTAGATCTAGACGCTGGTTCTATGCATCCGTTGGTTGAAGAGCTAGAGCAAGAAAACTCTATTATGTTATATGATCGTCTTATGGGCAATCCTATGATTGATCAAGCTCAGGTTACTAGAGATTTGATTAAGTCTTTTAGGAAACGCTCTGTAGATAAGTTATTCAAAGGTGCTGATGGTGATCTTAACGCGTTGATTCAGATAGAGCTAAGTTTAATGATACAAGGTCAGATGCCTCCAGTAGAAGAAGGCATGGATCATATGGCACACATGGAACAACAGAATCCTAATGTTGTCATGGGCTTGCCTCAGTTACAGCAAATGTTACCGCAGCAACAACAGCAGGTATTAGAACTAGTACAACAACATGCTGCTATGCATGAGCAGATGTTACAATCAGTTATGGCTAGCGGGGGTGGTGGGGGCGGGAGTCAACCTTCGGTAGATGGTAGGTTATTGAATAGCGAAGAAGGTCTTATAGGTCAGGTTAGATCTAATGCTCAGAAAACTCAGGAAGCAGCGACAGCTGATGTATCAACACTCACAGGTCAAGGAGGTATGACAGGATAATGGCCGTTAATCATGATTACTTTTGCGACTGCGGTCACGAGTTACGCGACATTGTAGCAGATGTTAAACCTAAGTGTCCGTATTGTAGTGTCGAGATGCAAATTCATTTTGGCCGTGTAAAAGGTATAGTTGACTTTAATCCTCACAATCCTGGTATGTACGGCAAATACCACCCTGGGTTTGGTGAGGTTGTAGAAAGTTACTCACACAAGCAGCGGTTGCTCAAAAAGTATAATTGCATAGAAGCCGCGGATAGTGTTGGGGGTTCTAAGACTCATGAGTATCCAGAAGAATACCAAGGTCCAGACCACGGCGGTAAAGGTTATGCTCCTAGAAAGAAACGTGGTTTAGGAGATACAGAGTTTATCGCTAACATGGAAGACTTAAAACAACTGGAGAAAAAGCATGGATTCGAGTAAGTACGAGATTCGTACTGTCGCAGGTCAGCAGCGTCCTTATAAGGTGTACGATCCTTCAGGAGTATTGATAGCTTCTACACGTGTTAAGGAACAGGCTGACGTAATCATTGCTATCCAATCAAAGATAGCTTCGTAACGAGGTAACGTATGACCGAAATGGCAGAAGCCCCAGAACAGGAAGAACTAGGAATTGTTGGTACTGACCTTACAGAGGACACTTCGGGTCTTTTAGAAGATGCAGGTATGGGCGAATCCACTCAGTCTGAGGCTCCACAGGAAGGTTTTGATCCGTATAATGTAAACTGGTCTACTGTTCGCGAGGAAGAAGTCCCAGAAGAGTGGAAACCGCAATTACGCACTATGCGTAACATATACGGTATGGTCAATAAGACCAACATGGAATTACGCGACACACAAAAACAAATGGAAGACGTTACGTCACAATATAGTAACGCACTAGGTGCAACGCAGCAGATAACTAATGCACAAAACCCTACACCACAAAACCAAGATCCTAACGCGCAGGCTCAGGCGTCACCGTCCGTACTAGAGAATTTTGGATTCACTCCCGGTAACAATGGGTATGATGAAGCTGTAGTAGTTGAAGGTATTGCAAATGCCGTTGTAAACCCACTACTAAGTCAGGTTCAAGCCTTACAGCAAGAACTTGGCACACTTCAGCAAAATGTTCAGTATCTGAGCGGTGGAGAACAGACCCGAGTTGAAGACAAAGTTTCTGGAGAAATTCAGGAAGCTGTCCAAGCGGGTCACAGCCAGGAAGCGTTAAAGGATTACCATGAGGAAATTTCTAGACTTAGAGGATTACCTAACCGTGAGACCGGTCAACCTCACACAGTACGCACGGCATACGAGATGGCGTCTGGTCGCCGATCGGAAGGTAATGTTAATTCTAGGAACATAATTCGTAATGCTCAACAAAGTGTTGCTCCGCGAGGAGGTGGTATGGGACAGTCTAATGGAGATCTGTCAGATACTGAAGTCCTCTCAGGGCTTAAAAAATTAGGATTTACCTAGAAAGTAAATTATTATGGCTGCTACTAGTACTACTGAAACATGGGATGCGGCGTGGACTCTCACGATGCGTTCCAAGCGCAAGCGTTTGACGGATAATATTTTTGATGAATATCCGTTGTTGAAGATGTTGTCGGCTAATGCTGAGGTCGAAGCCGGTGGCAAAGAGATCCAAGAGGACTTGCTGTATGGTAAGAACTCTGCTACCTGGTTTGATGGATATGATACGGTCAACACGGATGCTGTTGATGGTATCACGATGGGATATGCACCCTGGCGTTATACTGCTACTCCTATCACTATCTCTATGACCGAGCGTGACGAAGGTCGTCTTAGTGATGCCGCTAAGAAGATCCTCGAAGCTAAGACTCAGCAGTCTATGTTGACTGCGCGTGATGCCGTTAATGCGGCGTTCTTTAGTGCGCAAACTGGTAAGTCTACGCTAGGCTTGCAGGATTTGATTGCTGATGCGCCAACGAGCGGTACGGTTATGGGTATTAATCGTGCTAACGAGTCTTGGTGGAGGAATCAGGCTGATACTACGTCTTCGGATGTAGATAGTATTTCGAGCAATATTAATGTTGGTACTCAGCGTTTGGGTGCTGTCTGGAATAACTGCTCTGAGGGTAACGATACGCCTTCGCATATCTTTACTACTTTGACGGTGTTCGGTGACATGCAGAACCTTTTCGAGGGTACTGGATATGCTCGTTTGGCCGCGGGTGAGACGGGCAAAGCTGACGCAGGTTCGCCTATCTTCCGTGGTGCCACGATCCAGTATGATCGTGATTGTCCGTCGCAGCACGCATATCTTATCAACAGCAAGTATCTCAAGTTGAAGATACAGCAGGGTAAGAACTTTGCGAAGACTGCGTTTAAGGAACCGGTTAATCAGTTCGCGATGGTTGCGTATATCGTGTTTGGTTGCCAGCTTGTTATTAACAACGCACGGCGTCATGGTGTCGCCACTGCGCTAACCTAATATCCTGCCTCCAAGCCAATGGAGGTTTACCCCTGCTCGTAGGGAAAGGAATTTAAAATGTCACGTAACGATAACCTTAATTTTGAAGTTGGCGGAACTATAGGTGGATCAGCTGAAGGCAATCAGGGTATTTATGAAGAGTCTTCGTCTGCTAAACATCCGCTAGGGCAGAAGTTGGAATTGATTGACGGGCGTGTTTTCCGTTATGCTAATTTTGACGCTGCTTGTACTGTAGGTAAACTTGTAGGCCCAGATTTCTCTACTGGCGGTGCTGTTGAAATTTCAGACGGTACTATTGCTACGGGAACTGCTGGTTCAAAGGTAGTTACTTTGACGGCAGCTGGAAGTTCTGGACCTCCTGCTGATTTTCAAGGTGTATCAGCTAATGATTATGCAGGGTCATACTTGCATATCACTGATGGAGATGGCGAAGGTTTTACTTACAGAGTTAAAACTAATGGCGCAGCTAGTAGTGATGCTGTAGAGTTTACGCTCTATGATCCTATTATAACTGCACTTTCTACGGGTGCTACTGATTTTGCTCTTACGCCTAGCCCAGTCAATAATGTGCATGCTGCTACGGCCGGCACTGATTATTTAGTGTCTGGTGTAACTATGGTTAGTATGACTTCTGGTTATTTTGGCTGGATTCAGACTAAGGGTATTGCTACATGTCTAGCAGATAATGCATGGGCAGTAGGTCAGCAGCTAACAACGTCTGACGGAACTGCTGGTGCTGTGCAGCCTAAAGATGCTCAAACTGAGCCGATTGTAGGTTATGCTTTGGCTGTTGTAGCGTCAACTGAGTATGGCCCAATTATGTTAAGCGGGTTGTTAGACTAGCATCACTAAGGTGGGGGCATCGAGGCGGTGTCCTCACCTTATTTACAAGGAGCTTACATATGCCAAAAGTCGGTGGTAAGCATTTTTCATATTCCAAGGCAGGTCAGAAAGCTGCCAAGTCTTACGCTAAGTCCACAGGAAAAACTGTTACTAAGCGTAAGCCTAAACGTAAGCCCAAATGAATAAGACAACCCAACCCTCTAAGCCCACTACGGATAGTGCTGTCCAGAAAGACGCTCTTACAGCGGATGCACTAGTACAGCTTATCCAGGGATCGTCTGATGAAACTAAGAGTCTTATGGCTAAAGCTCTTGGTGTATCGACAGTTACGAAGAAACGCCGTAAGGGTAATATTGATGCTCTCCAGAATATGCGTACTTTTGGAGAAGCCTATCACGGTGAGGATTTTGTGCCTATAGCTCCAGAGGCAATCGCACTTAAAGGCGAGCGTGCTGTAGAGCTGTGGCAGAAGAAATGGAAAGACGGTAATCAACTAAGCAGCACGGGTATTGAATACGATGACGATTTCGAGGCTTTGGCTCTAACAGCGAGTGAGTAAATATGACTCCGCAGACTATATTAGATATAGCATTACGGCGTGCAGGTTTGACGGTTACTAATCAAACGTATCGTGATAATGGTATAGATTATGCAAATATGACAATGGCAGAGTTACTAGCTATGCCTTGGGTATTTAGACATAAGCAAGGTACGTTTACAACGTCTTCTGGTACGTCTGAGTATGATCTAGCATCTGATGTAGCTCATACTAGGCATTTTAAAGATACAACTAATGATAATCCGATTAAGATTGTAACTGAGAGTTATATAGATGAACTAGACATAGACAGGTCAGAAACTGGCGATCCTAGATTTTTGTTTTTCAGCGGTGTGAACGAATCCTCTGATGGCGAATCTCAGGTTACTTTGTACCCTCAACCAGACTCTACGGCTACTGTAACCTACGAATACGTAGCTAATGTGCCTGATATTACGACTACGAATCTTACTACTAATTATGACATCTACGCTCCTGTATGGTTTCAAGCTGCCGTGATTCATGGTATATCAGAATTATACCATTCTGAAAAAGGCGATCCAGATGGAGCAGTCAAAGAAAACCAGTATAAACAAAGTTATGTACAAACAGGGTTAATGTACAATCGTAACTCTAGTTCAGACCGTAAATTCCGTATGGGACGTAGAGACTCTATGTCTGGCCAGTTTAACTTCGTAGTTCGTGAAGGATCATTACAGGTAGCTTCATAATGGCGATACAAGCGGACGGTATTCAATTTGGCCCGTGGCAGACAGTGAATTATTCTGTCCCTGCCATTGATCTAGAACCTAATGTGTTGTCTAGGATTGAAAATATGTACCTAGATAATGCTGGATCATTGAATACTCGGCGGGGAACAGCGAAGTACATATCTAGTGCTTTGTCTGGTTCCCCGTCTGTAGTGGCTACGGGCAAACAAAGATTTAGTGCGTCCTCAAGTGCAGTGTTTGTTATTGCAGGAACTAAGCTCTATGAGGATGTAGATGGCACCTGGACAGATCGTACAGCCTCGATTACTATTACAGCACACATAGATAAGTATTGGGTTACTACTAATGCAGGTGGGACATTAATAGGAGTCAATGGTATAGGTAATGATGCACCTATTAAGTGGACTGCTGCTGGGGGTAATATAGCAGCCGCTGGTATGGGATCTAGTGGTGTTACTTCTGCGGATTCGGCTATATTTTGGGATAATAGACTTTGGTATGTCAGCACCAACCAAGGTGAGCGGTTAGCTCATTACTCTTCAACCACAGATATAACATCATTTGGGGCTAATGATTATTATATCACAGATGGTCAAATCACAGGTGTGGCACCCATTAAGAGCTTCCTAGGTCTCCATAATGAGGATGGCATTTGGGGTTTGTTTCCCACGGGTAATGCTGACATACCATATAGTATACAAAGACGCGCTGACCGAGGGACAATATCTAGGCGTAGCTTAGTCACTGATGAATTTGGCAATCAGTTATTTATGCGGCGTGATGGCATATACGAATGGGGAGGATCTGAACCGCCTCAAAAAGTATCGGGTAACTTTGATGGATCAGAGTTTTGGGATAATCTTAATAAAGACAGATTGAATTATAGTTTTGCGCATCTAGTGACTTCAGACGACCAAGTATGGTTCTGGGTGCCGTATGGTACTAATCAACAGTATATGAATGTCGCTATAGTATGGAATTACAAACTACGTCAATGGGTAGGTGTGTACACAGGAAACACTCGTATTTGTGGTGCGTATTTTGAAGACTTACCACATTTAGGAGGGAACGCTGATGGGTTGTTGTTTAAACATAACACAGGGACTAATGACGCTTCGTTGGCCTTTACAGTTAAAGCTACTACTGCTGCTACGCCTCCTGTGTCCGTGGCTGCAAGAGTTAGATGGTTATATGCCAGACATGAGTTCAACGCTGCTGACGTAGCATATGATACATCGGTGTATCAAACAGGCCCAGGAATTGTTACAAAAGGTGATACGTTTCAGGTTGGAGATCCTACGGATGCCTTGGTAACAGAATTTACTATAGGTTCTTCGAGTATTAGATCGGCAACTACAGCATTTGTAAATGATACTGATTTACATGGGTATAGTCCTGTGAGTCAGATAAGATATGAAAATAGCACACTAGATCAACCTATTACAGTACGCCGCTCGATGTTAATGTATAAACCCATCGGACCAGAAACTGTACGTAAGCTAGGAGTACACTAATGGCTACAGGAAGTTTTGGAGGACAGTTACAGAGTGCTATATCTAGTAGATTAACGGCAGATCCGTATGAGAAACGCCGCCAAGCTGCTATGGGAAGTTACCAGGATCAGGCAGAGAAATCTCGTAAGGATCTATCTGAGCGTTTGAATAGGCTCGGTGTATTACGTGGGGGTGGAGCCACGGCTTCACAATTTGGGGAATTTGAGTCTGGTGTACTTAGAGGTCAGCAATCCCTAGACGCTCAGTTTGAAGCTCAACGTGAAGCTGGTGTAGGGCAAGCTATACAACAAGGGCTTGG